TCATCCTGCAGACGCAATGACCTGTGAATCGGTCGCTCCCGCACCCGGCGCTACGGGCCACGTCACCGCTTCGGGCCAGCCTGGCTGTTGAGGCACATCGCGAAGCGCCTGCCGGTACGTGGTCCATTTGATGCGGGTTGCCTCCGGCACGTCTCCGAGTTGTGTCCAGTCACTTCCAGCAAGTAGGTCGTCGCGCCGCTCGCGCGCATCCCGCGCCGCGATTGCTGGCCGCAACTCAACAGCACGGATCAAGAACGGGGCAACATCCGGCGCAGGGCCAGCAGCCCAGCTTGCGATGAATGCGTCGCCGCACTGCTGGCCACGGGCATCGAGAGGGTGTGCGACCCAAAAGTCCTTGCCATGCACGATGCCGGGGTACCTCTCCTTGATCGCCATGATAAGAAGTTCATGCGTAATCATCTGCTTTCCTTATTGGTTACGCAGCCACACGCCACGCACAACGAGTCGGCCGATACAGTCGCCAGAAGGACCGCGCCACGCGGCAACGCGAACACCGAACATCACCCACGGAGCTGGCACATCTGCTGTCTCAGCGCCTTTGTCGGCCGCACCGAACTCGGCCGTGCCTGACCACTGGCACTGCGCCCCAGCCTGCGCCGGGTTGCCAACACCGTTCACGCTGCCCGCGCTGTTCGCGTAGCTGACGCTAAAGTTCGATGGGTTGTAAACGTACATGTTGTACTGGTCATTGCCACCCCAAATCCAGGCCGGCTGTCCACCTTGTCCTGACCAATTGAAATTCGAATCAACACCACCGATGAGCAGCTTCGCGGAAGAAGCCGCACGGGCACCCGCATCCAGCTTGCTTGCGGGGTTAAAGTTGCCCGTATCCCATGGGGTTTGTCCGCCCCACACGGGGCGCTTCTCCAACGTCACGCTCCCGTCCTTGTCGATCAACAGCGTGTTCGCAAGCCACTTTCCGGCGACATCGTGACGGGCAACTGCATAGTACGTCGGTGTTGCGTGCGCCCAGAAAGCCGTCGTTTGGTCATAACGGATGTACGAGACTCCAACGGCATTTCCCGCTGCATTGATCTTGAACGACAGGCCGCCAGTCATAACGTCACCGGTCTTGTCGACCTTGCTATTGCTAACGGTGTTGAGCGCGTCCTTGCTCGGTACGTCAAGGTTCGTGCGTGCCACCGCCTTATCGGCCACGTCCGTCAGGTTGTTCTGCCGCGTCAGTGCATTCGCGAGCGTCGCAGCGGCATTCTTCTCGCTGACAGCGGCAGCGCTGGCCGACTGTGCAGCGTTCGACGCCGACGTCGATGCCGCCGACGCGCTGGATGCCGCCTGACTCGCCGCCGTATTCGCATCGATCGAGTTGCTCTGCGCAGATTGAGCATACAGCGCGGCGCTCTGCTGACTCGCCGCGGCGGCGCTGGCACTCTGTTCCGCACGATTCGCCGCCAGGTTGCCTGCGCTTGCAGAATCGACTGCATGGGCGGCTGATTCGCTCGCGACATTCGCGCTCGTTCTCGCCGAATCCGCGGCCGCTTGCGCAAGAATTCGATCCGCTTGAGTTGCGGCGATGTTGGTCTCGATGAACTGGCCGAGCGTAGCCCGAAACACGTTATCGTCGTCGGAAAGAATGATCGAGAGTTCCATGATCAGCTCAAGGTAGATTGCGCGATTCGGATGTAAATCGGAGGGCCAAGCACGACGTCGCCGGTCGGAAACGACAAGCGACAATCGATCCGGGCCTTTTGTGGCATCCAGCCTGCCGTAGAACCCGCAGTGAGTTGGAAAAGACCGGTTTTTGCATCGATCCATTCGACCGATAACGCAGAGATTTGGGTCGTGCCAGCCGCGTCATACAGCACGGCAGATAGCGTGGCGCCCGTGAAATCTCCAGACGCGCCGTCCTTCTGAAGCGCACCGGCAAACCTGAACGTCGCACCAATATAGGCCGTCAGCATCAACTCACCCCACTACCGATCTGGGCCGGCCGCTCTGTCACATCAATCGCGACGCGCGAGGGCGGCAACCCAATGGCGTGCGTCAAAACTGCGGTCGTCATAGCCTCTTGCCCCTTCACGAGCTCATTGCGCATCGATTCGACCGCTGCCTGAACACCGCGAGTCTGTCGCGCTTCCTCGGTGATCATGGTCGGAATCCATCGGATCGAGCAGTCGAAGTGATCCATATCGCGCCCGGTCTGCGGATCGCGGCCGACAACGTGCGCGTACCACGCGCATTCGTGCTCGATACACGGCTTTTTGAGCAGAGGGCACAGTACCTTCTTGGTTTTCGTCATTGCTTCACCGCCACGATGCAATCTGCGTATTTGACCTGCGGGGTTTTGAATGTATGGCTATGCGCGGCATTGCCGCCCGTGCCCTGAATGCTGATGTTGCTGCCCGATCCGTAGATGCCGATGCCGGTACCGGACGAGCTCAGCCAGATTCCGGTCCCGGCGTGAGAAATGGTTACATCGGCGGTGTTCCACGGGCCGTTGATGTCAACCGGATACGTGCCCCCGCCGTAGATATGCGACATGATCGTGCCACTTCCACCGCTAATGCCGTGACCGTGCCCCGGATCGTTGACGCCGTGTGAATGCCCCTGGTCATTTACCCCATGTGAATGGCCCGGATCGGTCACGCCGTGCCCGTGCGACGGCATTTCGTTGACGTTCAGCACATGACCATCGACATTGAATGTGCCGCCGAAATTCCACCCGCTCCATCCAGCCGTGCCACCCTTTCCGACTGCTTGATTGAACCGCATTGCGCAATCGCTCAGTGCAGCATCCGTGTCGACCGCCCAACCAGTCGGAGCCGCTGCCTGCTGCAGAACAAGGCGTGTGCCTTTCGGCGCGTCGAGCGTCCCGTTGTTCACCTTGCCGTCTGCCAGCTGCTTGACGAACGCGCTCAGCGCCTGGATGTACTCATTCGATTGCGTGCCGACCGGCTCGCTGCCTTGCGGGCTGTTCTGGCTCGGTGTCGGGCTCAGGTCATTGATCGATCCCGGTACGGGCATTTTTCACCTCTGTTGTCAGTGAGTCGTAACTGCGCTCGCACTGCTGGCCGGCGATGCCTCGCTCGTCAGCGATCTTTGCCAGCTCTCCCGCTCGCGCGTCAGCCCGGCCGAACACGTCGGCAAGCAGATCGAGGGCGTCGCCGGCTGACGAGCCTCCGGTCGAAGCGGCGGAACGTCGAGCATCTGCGACGAGCGCGGCGACCTGTCGGCGCAGGCCGTCAGCAGCGGAAGCAGCAGCATCGGCATCAACGCGCGCCTGATCACGTTCTTTCGCAGCATGGCTTGCGATCTCCTGTTGTGCCGCCGATCGGCGGCGAAATTCATCACGCTCGGCCTTCAGGTCGTCGATCTGCCGCACCTGATCTGCGACCGTTGCGGATTGGTCAGCGTCCCGATACCCCTTGAAATAACCGCCGGCCGAACCGGCGACGACGCCAGCGATCACAACCAGCCAGATACGCGGATCGAACCAGTTCATGTGACGACCTCCCCGCCGGCCGCGCGATACGCGGCCAACAGCTGCTCGATCCGGTTTTCGTGCTGGCCATACCCGGCGCCTGGCAGACTGGCCCACACGTTCGACACCTTCGCGACGGCCTCGCGAAACCGCCCGGCGTCGATCAGCGGCAGCGCACCGTGCTCGCGCAGCTGCTGCAGCGCATAGCGGTCCTGCGACGCGGGCCCGAAGTCAGGCAGCTTCATCTGCGCCTGGTAGATCCGCCACCAGCGATAGAGGATCTGATAGCGACCGGCCGCCGTCGATGGAACCGGGATCTGCCGATTGAGCACGTTCGGGTGCGCCGCGTAGCTGGAGAACAGCAGCGGCGTTGCCGGCGTCGCACCGACCAGAACGTTGTATCCGGCGTCCGACTTCGCGAGCAGCGCCGGCCCGATCTCGCTCGCCGCGATCATGTCGAGGAACGCGACGCGATTCTTGCCGCCAGCGGCGGCGATGTCGATTCGTGCCATCGTCATTTCTCCCCGAACAGGCGCTTTGCGTTCCGGCGCAGCAGCACCTCCAAGTACTGCGATCCGATGATGCCGAGCGCGCTCCCGAGTCCGAGCAGCGCGATCGGCGGCAGATCCGGAATCTGCAGCAACGCGATACCAGCAACCATCGATGTCGCCGAGCCGAGCATTGCCCGGCCGATGACGAGCCGAAACGTCAGTTGCTCATGTCCCACCAATACCTTTGCAATGCCGATGAATGCGCCCATGATGACCAACTCCAGAATCGTTTTTTCGTGCTCTTGCATTACCGTTCCCCGTTCCTTTTCCTCTTGCCTTGCTCCCGACCTGCTTCGAATACCTGAAGCGCTCGCACACCTGCTTTCCCTGCACCTGACACCTTTCGTTTGAGCGCATCCACGAACGCCTGACGCGCTGTCGGCTGCGCCTTGAATTCCTCGAGCGCGTGCGCGAGTTTCTTCGGGCTGAGCAACAGATCGATTGCGGCCTTTTCGGTGCGCGCTGCCGCCTTCGCCACGGCTCGCTGCACAAGGAAAGCGCCAGCCGCCGCCGGCAGATTCCCCGCTGCCGCCGTTCCGATCACCGCGGTATCGCCCGTCCGGCCGCGGATCAGATTGCCGATCAGGCCACCGCCGAGCTGGAGGTTTGCTGCAGTCTGGCTGCCTGCGGCACCGAGAGGTGCATTTGTCGCGGTCGCACGCTGCAGATCGGCAAGCAATCCGCGCGAATACTGCCCTGATGCGCCGGAGAGGTCGCCGGCACCCGACAGCGCCGCCTTTGCGCCTTGGAACGTCATCTGTGCATCGCCGAAGGCGTTGCTCGCCATCAGACCGAGCTTCCGCAGCGCGTCCTGAAGCGCCTGCCGCGATTGCAGGTCGGCGCCAGTCGTTGCGGCCTCATCGAAGTACTGCGCATAGGACGGCGACTGCGAACGTAGGTACGAACTGAAATCGGCCGCGGCCGCGTTCGCGTCCCGGCGCATGAGTGTGTCGGCGGCGCTGCGCACGCGCTCATCGAGCGCCTGACGCATGTATTCCTGCCCCTCGCCACTCAGGCCCGTCAGATTGGTCGGCGTCGCTCTCGCTTGCTCGCCGAGCGCGCGCAAATCGGTCAGCATCGCGGGCGACACCTGATCGGCTGGCCGAATACCTGGCTTCAGTTGCTCGCCAGTAACGCTGTTGATTGTCTGCCGCAGCTTGTTCGGGCTGACGACGCCTGACAGCGGATCGACAGCGCCGTTCAGGCGCGCTTGTAGCGCTTGCTGCGCGTCGATCGGCATGGAATCGGCCTGGAACTGTGCGCGCGCAGGTGCGTATTCCGGGCTCGCACGATCCATCATGCTGACGAGCTGGTTCTTCACCGCAATCAGCGCGCGCGCTTCCGTGTTGCGCTCGTGCTGCATCGCATAGTTGATCTGGTCGTCGAGGTATCCTTTCGCGTACAGTAGCCCCCGCCCCGAAGCCCACGTTCCATCGCCGAATTGCCCTACCTCCACGATCGGCCCTTCGCCGAGGTTGTCGGACATGCGTTGAGCGAATCGCATCGCGTCCTGAAACGCCGGCCTGGAATCGAGAGCGAGGTACTCCGGCCACGATGTCGGCACCGACACGTCGGCATTCGCGAACATCTCATCCGCCGTCCGACCGCGCGCAGCTTTCAGAGCATCGATCGTCTCCGGCGTACCGGCGACACGATCGATACCCTCACGCAGCGACTGCATGAGCGGGGCTTGCTGATCCTCGAATGCCGCACTGGCGCGGCTCCCCGCACTGGCGCGCGCCGACTTCATCGCCTGCCGATAGGCCGGCGACTGCATCACGTCTGCCTGTGCTTGCGTGAGCGGCGACAACTCGCCTTGACCAGCGGCGACGCGCGCCGCCTGCGCCTGCGTGAACGCATCTGCCTCATCGGCAAGATTGGCACCGACGACGCGCTCGCCCTCTGCGAATCGCGCGGCATTGTTCGCAGCCTGCCGGGCCGGAAATGCGACCTGGCCGTCCGCCGTGTTCTGCAGCTGGCGCTGGATGCGGACGAGCGTCGGATTCTGGCCGGCTTCCGCCGCCGTCGGCAGGCTGCCGGGAATCAGTTCGTCGCTGTTCGAACGGAGCGCCGCAATCGTCGGATCGAGTTCCGCGCCGAGCTCGCCAGCGATCCTCGCCGCAGCCGCATCCTCGCCGCCGCGGATCGCGTTCCATGCGCGCGACAGTGCCGGCCGCGCCGCCGCCGCGAGAGCACCCACCGCCTTGCCGGCCAGATAGCCGCCAGCGCCCAGCCCTGCCCCCTCCACAGCACCAGGCAGAATTCCCGTATCGTTGAGCGCGCCTTGGCTCGCGCCGTAGGCGCCGCCCGCCGCGATCTGTGAAAGCAATTCCGGACCCGCCAGCATGAGCGGCGCAGCGGCGCCGACGACGTTACCGGCCGTGCGCCAACCACTATCCCCTGCAACGCCCTGCGCGTCACTTGCTAGTCTCGCGCGGCCCGTGCGCGCGTCGTCGACGAGCCAATCACCCGCACGACCGAGCGCGTTCCGCGGCTTTTTGCCCGCGACGACGCTCGACAGATTCGGCGATTCGCCGATTCCGCCCACCGATTGCAGGCCGCGACCGAGCAGCGCCTGCGCGCCCAGCATCGTCGACCCGAATCCCTCGCCGATACCTGCGCCGAGAGCCGAGAGCGCGCCGCCGCGGCTGGTAGTTGGCACATCAGGAATCGGGTTGTCCGTCACACCTGGCACAACGGGACCGCCGTCATCGCCGCCGATGCCGAACGAGCTCAAGTCGTATGGATCTGCCTTGCGGCCCAGCCGACCGAATGTCGCCGCGTTGGCCGAGCCGATCAGGCCACCGGACGACGGCGCCGGATCTTGCGGCGTGACGCCCATCGCCTGGCCCACCGTGCGCGTCGCGGCAACCAGCTTCGACCGATATTTCGGATCTTCTGCATAGCCTCCTCGCACAAGCGCGTCCGCCGTTCTCGCGGCATCCGGCCCGGTGTTGAGCGCATTCGGATACTTGCGCTGGAGAAGTGACGAATACGCGTCGGCGAAATCCATCGGCGATTCGAACGCGCGATACGCATCCACGCTGCCCGTCATGTTGTCGCGCGCCTTCACACCGCCACCGACGAAATCCTTGATGTTCCCGAGGTTGTTCGTGCCGGGGATGATCGATTTCCCCCACCCCGTTTCATGCCCGAGCTGGCCGAGGATCGTCGTGCGATCAATGCCGGTTTGCGCGGCGATCCGGTCGGCGACGTCGCCATAGGCTGCGGCGAACGCGGCTGGCGTGAATGCGCCCTGGCCGAAGCCACTCACGTCATAGATGTCGGTCGGCATCAGAACCTCCAGCCGCGCGCTTGCAACTGTGCTAGCGACTGCTGCGCTCGCTGGTCGCCGGCCGCCGCCATGCGCTTCAGCTGCTGAACCTGCGATTGCTGATCAGGCGTCAACGAACCGGCGAGCGTGGATTGACGCTGCGCCTGAGTCCCGGCGGCGCCGCGTCCCGAGATCGCATCCGCGAATGACGTCCCGGCCGGGAATTGGCGGCCGTTGATGATCGCCGGCTGCATCAGCGGACCAAGGCTGCCGCGATTCGCCGTGAGGTAATCCGCCCGCCCTGCCGACGCAATTGCGGACGCCTGCTGCAAACGGCCGACCGCGGCGAGATACGCCTGCCATGTCGCCTTCGACGCCGTGTCGCTCGGCGTGCCGTTGCGCACCAGTTGCACATCCTTGTCCGATGCCGAGCCGGGCGGCAGACTCTCGAGGATGGTCGAGTTCACAAACTGCGCCAGCTGGCCGCGCAACTGCTGTCCCGCATCCTTGTTGCCGGTCGTCTTCGTCATCCAGTCGTTGAACGTCGCGCCGAGACCTGACGAGAAATCCGGTGCGTTCGCAAGTTGGCTCGCGAGACTGGCCGTCCGCTGGTACGTCTGGCTCGCAGACATCGCCGCCGTCTGTGCATCGTTGACCGACTTTTGTTGAAACTCCGAAAGCGGCCCACCGTATGGGTTGTCGACGAGCACGCGCGCGCCGGACACCGGCTCGCCCGAGCGCGTGAAGCCCTGGCGATACTTCATCCCGTCCGCGCCTTGCATCTCCTGCCACGTCGCGACGTTTGCGCCGCCCGGCCCTTGCAGGAATGAGCCGGCGGCCGGCATGCCATTCGCGCCCATTCGCCCAGGCATATAGACGCTTTGGTCTGCGCCGACAGTGAAGGGCTTCGACTCATCGAAGTCTTGTTTCCGAGTTTGCAGCGCCAGTTCGTCTTTCTTCTGCCGTGCTTCCTGCAACATCTTCTGTCTCACGAGCTCGTTCGCCGCCTCCTGCTGCGTCGAATTGCTGTACGCGTTCAAGCCAGCCATGCCACCGAGGCCGACGAGCTGGCCGAGATTGCGTGAGCCGTCGTTGCCGGCGAGCATGGTCAAGCCGGACGCGATCAGCGCCTGGCTCGCCGCCGGGCTCATGTTCGAGATGCGCGCGCCGAGCGATTCGAGCAGCCCCTTCGACTTCGCAGGCGAATCGACGGCATTCGACGCAGCCGCGCCCAGCATGCCGAGCAGGCCGCCCGAGTAATTCGCGGGCGCCGAGGCTGGCGTCGACACCCCTGCGCTGTCCGCGTCCGCGTCGACCGCCTTCACCGGGAAGTCCGGCACGTCGACGGACTGAAGCTGCGGCATGCCAGCTTGCGCAGTTTGCGCTCGAGCGACAGGCGGATTCGCCGACTGTGCGACCTGCGGCACTGCGGCTGCCGTCAGGGGCGCAGGCTGCTGCATCGGCGACGGGCCAACACCTACCGTCGCGCCGCCCTGCTGCGCCTGCGCGCGCGCTGCCTCGTCCGCGCCGATTTGGACGATCTGCGGATCGGAAAGCCCGCCGCCGCCGGCACCCACCGACGAGTACGGATTGTTCGCCGGGCCGCGGCCGAGCTGATCGATCAGCCCGCCGACCGGCGTCGCACCTGACTGGAGCATGGCGAGCAGGCCCGACCAGCCGCTACCGCCACCCTGAACAGGAGCGGCGCCCGCCCGTGCATACGGATTCCGCGCGGGATCGTTGCCGATCTGATTTATGAGCGCATCGAGCAGAGGCATCGCTACTCCTTAGAACAGCGTCGAAAGGCCACCAGCAAGGCCGCCAACGCCCGCGCCGATGATCGTCCCGAGCCCGGGAACAACTGAGCCCACAGCCGCCCCAGTGCCGGCCCCCTTCAGCGTCGCCCCTGCGATATTCCCGAAGCTGTTACCGCTGTGATTCGGATCGACGAGTCGCTGAATCAGGCCGCCGGAAATGTTCCCGGCTGCGCTCCACGGCGACGCGGCGCCCATACTGCGCGCGCCCATGCCTACCATTGAATTGAGTTGCGACGTGCCGTTCGTTGCCGTGCCCGGCCCGCTATGACTTTCACTCATTGAGAAATCCCCGGACGATATTTCTGAAGCATTTGCAGGAGTCCATTGCCGCCCACCGAGCCCGGCGCAGCGACAAAATCGACGACCGGCGCGGCGAAGCTTTGCTCGGGTAATCGCATGCCTACGCCTCCGCCACTAATTCCAGGCATCGCGGTAGGCGCAGGCACACTCAGGGCCTTGCTCGCCGCGCCGAGACCATTGCCCAGCTTCGCGGCCATGTTGCCGGTGTCGGCCATCGTGAATCCGAAGCTGTTCGCGCCGACCTGTTGTGTCGGCAACGTCATCCCGGAACCCACGCCCGTCAGGCCGGCCAGAGACGGCGAACTTGCACCCGCACTGAAACCGTCCGGCATCGAAAAACCGAACGAATTCGATCCGACAGACGGCAAAGAGGTCGCTTCCTCGCTCATCAGAACATCCCCGCAAATCCGAGACCCATCTGACCGAGACCCATTGCCGTACCGAACATGCTGCCGCCGCCGCTTTGGGTCGTTCCTGTCGTGGTCGTGGTCCCGGCGCCGCTCGGAATTGCACCGGCCAGCCCCTTCGATAGGATGCCGAGCTGCTGATAGGGTTGATTGACGCGGTTGAACCACGCCTGATACATCGCGTTCAGCTTGTCCTGGTCGTTGCCTTGCGCGACCGCGCCGCCCGCCATCTGATTCCCGGACAGGCTCGATGCAGCCGCATTCGCGCCCGTAGCCGTCCCGAGCGCGCCGAGGATGTTGCCCTGCTGGTTCTGGTAGTTCTGGCTCGCCTGCGAGTTGTAGGCTGTGTTCGCCGCAGTACCGACTGACTGATTCGCCAGGTTCACAGCGTTCCGCTGTGCCGCGTTCTGCGTCGCCACGTTCGCCGCCGTGTTGTAGGCCGAGTTGTACATGTTCGACGTGTTCTCCGACAGCGTGCGGCCAAGGTTCTGTTCGTTCTGAGACGTGACCTGCTGCTGCGCCGAGCCTCCGAATGCACCGGCATTTCGGAACTGCGCCATCGTGCTCGCCGCCGTGCCGTTCTGATATGCGTCCGTGATCGCGCGGTTCGACGCGTCGACCGTTTGAGCCAGATACGGATTGTTCGCCGGGTCGGCGAACTTGTCTGCGACAGTCGAAGCCGTCACGTTCCCCGTGAACGGGTTCGAGATCTGGAATCCGTTCGGATTGCCGGTCAGCGACCGGTAATAGTCCATCGCGGCGCCGGCCGTGCCCGCCTGGTTGCCGGCTGCATTCGTGAGCCCCTGAATCGCGCCCGTTTGGGTCTGATTCAGATCGGCAACCGTCTTGCCGTCGTACTGCGGAATGTCCTTCTTTGATAGATCGGACGAACGCTGGAGCAGATCCTTTGCATACGGCAGCGCCCATGCAGGAAGGTCCGAGGTCGTCGTTTGAGATTGGCTGCTGCCGCCACCGTCATCCGCCATGTTCGTCTCTCAAAAAACAAAACGGCTCGCCTCCCTTTCAGGAGAGCGAGCCGTCCGTGGATAGGCTTCGTGTCGAAGAATTCGAAAGGAATGCTACGTGGCGGCGATTTCCGTCGTCAAATCATCAATGGAGCATTCGTACACTGTCGAGCGCACTTTGAAGCCGTGGAAGCCGGCGACGCGCTCCCATCCTCGACGGCTGGATCCGAACGTGAGCACGCTCGCGCCCGCTGCACGGGCCATTGCCATGAGATCGGCGCGGAATACGGCCATCACGTCGTAGCCGTTCTGCGCCCACAGAAGCCAGATATGAAAGTCCCGCGTGAGGTGACGTAAAACCATCCAGCCGACGCGCCGGCCGTCGACATGCAGCATGCAGAGCGCCGCACTCCCCTGCGCACAGGCCATGTACACCTCTTCCGGAATCACGCCGTCAGCCGGCGACATGCTCAGCAATTCCTCGCGAATCGCGGGCCAGACGTCCCGCAGATCATGCGGCTGCACAATAATCAGTTCCCTGTCGGACACCTGCATTCCCTCCATTTCCCCGGCGTCCCCGCCTCGATACATATCCACCCAAGCACCACATAGCGCGCGCCTGCGATGCCGATTTCCGACGGCGCGGAATTCCGAATGTAGTCGCCGTGTGCGTAGGTCGTCAGCGATCCTGTCGCGGGCGCCGCCGTAGCCGCATTGTTGACAGCCGAGACGTAACCGTCCGCCAGCGCGTTCAACTGCTTTATGACAGGATCCAGTACGCGCTGCAGGGCTGCGACCAGTGTCGCGATGTTGCCCGGCTGTCCGAGATTGAAAGTCGAAAGACGCATCAGATGCTCCCCGCGCTCACGACTCGCGGCACCGCGCCGAGAATTTCGTGATTGCCCGTGAAATTGAGCACGACCTGCGCGTATCGGCACGAGAAGTCGGCGCCGAGCTCACCGTCGTACATGTCGCCGAGCGGCGCAGCCACAGAATCGCCGCCGAGTGCAGAAAGCATGCGCGCCGATCCCGTGCAGGTCGTCGGTCGGCTCGCGAATCGCGGCACAACGCCCTGAACGTACATGAACTCGAGGTCGTCCCCAAACCAGCCGGTCGTCAGCGAGCTCCGCTCCGAAACGCCACTGAGCGATTGCAGCCGATGATTTGTATCGACGATCGCCGGAATCTCCGACGCCTGCATCCAGAACGCGCTGTTGTATGGAATTTTCGGCAGCGTATCCCAGGTCGATACGTCCGGCAGCGCCCCGAGCGAGTCCCATGTGATCTGACCGCTGATAAACACCACCGAGGCTTCGATTTTGGCGTCGGCCCGGCCGAACTTGCCTGTTCGGTAGTTGAGCACAAGGCACGTATCCGGCATTCCGTCGGTCGAATTGCCCGAGACGAAATACCAGTAGACGAGCTCGTTGTCTTTGTCGTGATAGCTCTCCACGCGATCACGAAAGCGCTTCGACCAGTTTGCCGCTAGCCATTCGTGCACCTCGTCGCCGATTGGCGTCACGGTCGCGCCGTCGTAGGAGTAAACCTGCGCATCACTGCCAAGGAACACATGCCGCGTGCCGATTGCCACAACGGCCTCCTGGCACGGCGTCCCGACAATCGGCGAGATCAGGTTCATCGCCCAAATAAGCGGCGGCCCCTGATACGTGCCGTAGAACATCGACGACTTCTTGTAGACGACGATATTCGTGCCGAGCGCCCGGCCGGCCGTCACTTTCCCAGGCGTGTCGATGATGGCGCCCTTCGCGCACTGCGTGGCCTGACTCGGCGCCCAGATCGTCTGATTGTAGATGCCGCTGCAGAACCATCCGTTCGGCCGATGGCCGTCAGTCGCGTCAGTCGTGTCGAGCAGGAAAACGAAGCCCTGGACGACTTCGACGATCGATGCCGATGGTGCACCCGCGATCGAAGCGAAATTCCCCGCGTTGACCGACTGCTGCAGCGGATTTGCGCCCGCGCCATTGACTCCAAGCGTCGCATTGCCGAATTGCGCGAAGCGCCAGCGATTGGCCCCGCCCGTGTATGCCATGCCTGAGACATCAGCGTGCGCCGCGTCGAGCACTTCGTACAGCTTCCCCGCCGTGCCGACGATCGTTCGATAGCTCCCGGAGAGCAATTCGCACGTAGCTGCACCTGTCACGGGCTCCGGGAACGGATCGGTGCTGATGGGCGATGGGGTCGGCGCCGCACGCATGCCGCGCAGCGTCGGCACCATGTTCTTGCAGTCGAGCACGGCACCCGGCGTCGCCGGATCGATCGAAGGCGTGAAGCCGCGAAACGGAATCGTCGACGCCATCACGAAATCCTCATGCGCAACGGCTGTTCCGCCGTCTTCGCGGCTTCGTCGTCGTCGGTCAAATCGCTGATTGCGATGTCACGCTTCTGCATCCAGAGTGTTGCGCGCGCGTCGTCCCGGATATACACCGCAGCTTCATGCAACGCGCCGAACAGGTACACATCAGGACCATCCTCGAGCAACCAGTTCGATTCGTTCGTCTCCGAAAGCGGCTCGATCACCGTGTAGTAATCGATGCTCAGTACGCAGCCCAGCTGCGGCGCACCGAAGATGAGCGTGTCGCCCTTGATCTGGTACTTCCCCATCAACCGATCGGGCTGCCCGCCCGCATATGCCGATTCGGTGCGCGTCGTAGTCTGGTCGAGTGGGACGCCTCCGTATGCGACCTCGATCACACGCCCCCAATCGGCAGGCAGATTGACGGTGAATTTCGTCGGTGTGATTCGGAATGTCGCTCGCCGCGCCCGCGTATGGATCTTCCGATCGAAATGCTTCTCGGCGAGCATGATGAAATCTGGGATCAGGTCCGCCAGATCGGCGCGCTTGAGCCACCGCTTCATGCTGGCCTGAAGTTCGCTGTAGGATGTGATGCTCACAATTCCCGCCTATGTGCTAGAATCCAAATCGCATTGACGCTGCCGGACAGGTGTTGAAGGACGATTCCCGGAGGTCAGTGCTACAAGCCCGCCGCGTTGCGGGCTTTTTCATTTCCGGTCTTTCGGCTTCTTATAGTCCCCCTTCGGGATCACCGAAAACAGTTCGGGGTTCTTCTTCCCGGAGGTCTCGAACGTCACCGTGTCGTTGACGTTGTTCCCGTAACCATCAGCGCGCGCGCTCGGGTTGACCAGGCTCGGCCGGCCGAAGCGATCTACCTGAACCTGAGACTGCGGGGACAAGCCGCTCTCGATTTGCTTGAGCATGTCGTCGATCGAATAGCCGTCGGCACTTCGGCTCTGATAGTGATGCGCCCCTCGATACCAGAGATCGCCACCCACATCGGGCAACCCGTTTTGCGCCCGCGCGGCGTTCAGCGCCGAAAGCTGATCCGGCGTCAGATTTCCGATGTCGATCGGTCGCGGACGCTCGCCGCGAGCCAACGCCTCAAGCAGCCCGCGGGCGCCCTTCAGCGCGCCATCCTTTACCGGTCCGATCAACATCGGCAGCAGGCCGCCGGCAAGGTCACCGCCCGTGCCAGGCGAATCGCTCAAGGCATGCCAGTCGCGCATTCTCTGCGCCATCCATGCTGACCCACCGATCGGGTTCTCGATGGGTGGGAATCCCTGCGGCAAGAACGTGCCGAGCGCCGCCGTGGTCCCGTTTATCGCGTCGGCTGCCGCGTCGACAGGAGCGCCGAGAGTCCCGGCGACGCTCTCCCGCGTCGCACCACCGAGCAGCTGATCGAGTAGGCCCATGAATCTCCCGTGTTATGCCGAGGCGCGAATCGATGAAACTGCGCCGTTCGCGACGACGAACGTCGCGGGGCTGTTCAGCGTGGCGTTACCGGTTGACGTGGAACCATCCGACTTCTGCAGCGTCGCCGTGTCGCCGTTCTTCACTGCGGCGACTGTCGAATTCGTGAGCTTGGAAGCCGTCAGCACACCATTCACGATCACGGCGGTTTGAGCAACGCCCGCCTGGCCCGCGCCCGCCGAGTTCTGAAGCGCCAAGTTGTCGCCGTTTCTCACCAGCGCGTCCGTCGAGGCAAGCGTCGCGACACCGTTCGTCGCCGTCAGCGTGCGCGAGACCGTGCCAGCGGAGTTCTGGACGGTGATCTGTCCGGATAGCGGCGGCGACACAGGATTGCCGGCGCCATCGGCCACCTTCACCCATGCACCGCCGATCTTTGCGTAGCGATCGCCGTTCGCGTCGTCGATCGCGGCCTGGCCGGCAAAGCCGAGATCCGCAGTCAACGCCGCCGCACCCTCGACGGGAACCGATTTCTGCAAGATGAACACGTCAGACCCTCCCAGGCGCGATCCGGAAATACGAGAGATCCGGATCGTTGCAAATGCTCTTGATGTGTTTCGGGTCAGCCATGAATTCCTGGAACGTGATGCCGTTCGTGTTGCAGTACGACTCAATAATCACGCCCGGGATTTCGGCGACGTGCCGCATTTCGCTTGAGCCGTGAATGCCCTCATTGCGTAACGCGGCTGTCAGATCGAGCAGGCCGTCGAAATGCCCCGTGCGAGCAACAATCGTCTGATCGCGATCCGGATCGACGATGAGTTCCGTTATCGTCATGTTCTGTTCCATCGAGGGAGCAGCCCCGGAGGACCGCCCGTTCGTTACGCCGCGAGGTCGCGAATCTGTGCCGAGCTGGCCTCGTTCCGCGCTTCGAGCGTCCCTTCCCACGTGACCTGCCAGTTGCGAGCGTCGCCGACCTTCGCGAGTTCCTCCTTCTCGAACCCGCGCAGCGTCGCCAGTGCCCACATCGACGTGTCGATCGGATAGACCGCTGCGTCATTGACCGCCGACATCACACGGTTCGGGATCAGCGCGACGTTGCCGAAGTCCGACGCGTAGACCGAGTACGACGTCTGGAGCACCGCTGTCTTGCCGCTGCCCTGCACCGACTCCATACGCGTCGCATTGCCCGCGAATCCGGACGCTCGTTGCTTGTCGATCGGCCGCATATGAACCTGGTTCACGTTGCCGCCGGCCTCGTAACCGCGCCGCAGCGCTTCCTTCAACAGATCCTCGGTGAACGTCCGAGCCTTACCAGCGACCGGAGGCGTGTTGTTGTCCGGATCCGGCGCCGCCGATCCATCGCCACCGAGGAAGTTCGTGTGACACCAGCCCTTGACGCCGCGCATTTTGCGCGGGACGGTTTTCGATCCCGTAACGGCAGCGCCGCTAACCAGCGCCGTCGCCTCGATATCCTTCTTGAGTTCGATCGATTTCTTGGCCGACAGGCGCGCGACTTCCTTCGGACCGGCACGCTTCACCGCCTCCTGCGTGCCCGACACACTGAACGTGTCCCACACGATCTGACAACGGTTACCGATTCGCTTCGTCGGATCCTGCTCGGCATACGTCGCGTCCGCACCTTCGACCGCTGCGTTGTTGTCCGTCGGCGGTCGCAGCGAATCGGTCTGCCATTCGTGATAGACGGCTTCTGCATCCGTCTTCGCGATAGCCGACGTGAACGGCGTATCGGTCGGCGAGATCTGGAAGATCTTGTTGATCAGATCCTCGCGGTTGCCGACCGCGGTATAGGTGGTGTGAGTCCCTTTCGGCATGTTGTACCCTTTTAGCTTGCCGCGCCTTCACTCGAAGAAGGCCGCGAGCGTTCTTTCAGAGGGGTTCGCCGCAAACGCTTTTTCCGCATTGGCTCGCGCCTGTTGCGTTCTCGTCGTCGTTCGCGCCGGACCCGGCCGCGCGACACGCGGGACCGGCTGATTGCCGCCCTGCTGCGCCGCTCTTCGTCGGGCGATTGCCTGGTCATACAGCATCGCCTTCTGAGCGATCAACAACACAGATGCCGAATCGATAGTTGCCCGAAGGTTTTCCGGGATACCTTGCGATTCGAGATAGCTGTCGATCGCTCTTGCGCCTTCCTCTGCTTTCTTCGGGTCCGCCCAGGTTGGGTTGGCCTGTACGAGCTTCGTGTGGGCCTCGTCCAGACGCCGCTGCTTGGATGCCGTTTCGGCTTCAGCATTGCGCTGCGCGAGCACCTGTTGCACCTGACGCGCTTCCAGCATTTGCCGCTGGCGATCCTCCCAAGCGTGACGGGCCCGAACGTACTCGGTCGGGTTTTCCGTCAGCAGGCGCTCCCAGTTGGGCTGCTGTTCCGCCATCAGGGCTTCGTGTGCCCGAATGTAATGCTCCAGCACCGTGCCAAGCTGCTTTTCGCGCTCCGGCAACTGCGCCAGCTTCTGTTCCGCGTCCTTTCGGATAGCGGCGGCCTCCTCGAACTTCCGGTTCGCGCCGTGATACTTCGATGCATCCGCAATCAGTTCCGAAAGCTTCTTCGATACCTTCTGGCCATCGCCGACAGGCACCTCAAAAACCGGATCGTCACCATCCGAATCATCGTCGATATGATCCTGCTCGTCGCTATCGGGCAGGTCAAGCTGATCGCCCCCGCCTGCGGGAGTTTCAGTGCCGCCGGCCAGATCATCCGCGAGCGCGTCATCGTGCTCGCCATCACCGTCGAGAGCTTCAAAATCCGCCGCCAAATCGAGAATTGCACCGCCGTTCAGTTCTTCGTCCATCTTTTTCTCCTTAGGCCGACTGGCCGCCATAGTTCGCGAGCGCCCATGCAAGACGCTCCTGGTAATCAGGCGAATTCGCCTGATCCTGCTGCTGATCACGCTGGATCGCGTTGTTCATCGCGAGCTCGACCGACGGGTCCGTGATCTTCGCGGAGAACGCGGCCCGTTCCCGCTCAGCCGCCAGACCCGCGTAGAACTTCTCGCGCTCCCACGCCAGTCTCTGGGCGGCCACGTCACGTTCACGCGTGTCGAGTAGCTGTTCGCGCTGCGTCTGCAAGTGGGCTTCGAGTTCCATCTTCGCGGCGTCGCTCTGCTGCTTGAGTTGCGCTTTCTCCCGCTCGACCTGAATCTGACCGGCGATGAGTTGCGCCTGCGGATCGGGAGGCGGCGCCGGGGGCGGGGGCGGAGGCGGCGGAGGATCGGATACGAATAGCGCCGGCTCGCCCAGCTGGAGCGCCTTGACGATCTCCTCAAGCGTTCGCTGCAGGTTCTGCGGCGTCACCATGCCGGCGATCTGCGGATTCGGGCTCTGCGTGAGCGCCTGCTGCATGCCGAACAGCTGCGTCAGGCTGCCGACACGTTCGGCCATATCGCCCGTGCCGGTCCCGACGACGACCTTCATTGAGTATTCGTTCCGCCAGACGCGCGGATCTATGTCGACCCACTTCCCCTTGCTGACGGAGATCGCCATTGGCTTGTCTTGGTGCTGCATCAGCAGCTTCTGGATCAAGCGGAACAGGTCCGTCACGCCGGTTTCTGCGAACTTCCGGGCGATCATCTTCACGCGCAGGTCAGCGCGCGCCGTGATGCGCTTGATGCCCGATGCTGTGTGGTTCAGCGTATCCGCGTCGAGACCCTGGCTGTACTTCGTGATGCCCGTGCGCTCCTGCGACATCGTGTCGACGTACTGCAGCAATTGCATCGCGCCAGCAGTGTCCGGCAGCCCCTGCTTGATCGGCACGATTGCGTCCGCTCGTTTGATGCGAACGCCGCCGCCCGGGCGGTTGTCCATCCAGTCATTGACGTTGACCTGGCCTTCGATGAGACCGACACGCCCGTTGATCTGGATCTGCATGTTGTCGTCGAGACCGCGCAGGAACTTCGTCTTGATGCGCTGGATAGGCATCGCGAGATCGGCAATCGAGCGTCCGATCAACAGGCCGGGAATCGAGATTGGGCTGACGAGCGCGAACGGAGGCCCGTCGATCACTTCGTTGTCGAGGATCGCATTGCCAGCCTTCGTGATCTTGCGCCATTCGGAGATACCATCGCCATCAACGTCGATCGGCAAATAGCATTCGTACAGTTCGACCATGCGCTGCGATTCATCGCCGAAACCATCGTCGAGCGCGTTCGTTACGACAGGGTTCTGTTCGGCCTGACGCGCGAGCGCGAGTTCGGACATGTCTGCCGCCTCCGCGTTCGGGTCGGAATCGATCAGGTCGACGTTCTCGTAGCCCTCGGCCTTCAGGTCGGAGAGGGTCTTGCGCAGCCGATGCGCACAGAATCCGTCCCGCACGCGACGCGATCGCGCAGACACCAGAAAATCTTCCGGCATCACGGCCTCAAGCGCGATGTGGCCTGCCTTCTTCGAGCGCGTCAGCACGACGTTATAGAGTCGCGGCAGTTGCTCGGTGTCGATCGGTTGCGGCGGCGGCAATTGCGGAGCCGGCGAGCCGTCCGGGCCCGGCGGAAGCTGCTGCCCGGCCTGCTGCGCCTTGTACAGTTCGACCTGCTGCTGATACTCGCTCATCGCCGCTCGCTCGGCCTGCGGATCGATGAACGACTCGACGCTCGTCAGCACAACTTCCGCATCCTGCGTCAGAATCTCCAGTTGGATGTCCGTGAGCGCCTGATACGTTTCGCGCGTGCTCGTCGTATCGACCTGCCACCACGCCTTCGCAATGCCGATCTTGCTCAGCAGCGACGACTTGAACCAGTCCTCGAAGATCTGGAATCCCGGGTTCTGCACGTTGACGACATGATTGACGACCAGCGTCATCTGGTCGGCCGCATCCTCGTCGCCGGCCTTCGTCGGCGTGAAGCGCACCGGATCGCCGCTCGCGTAGAAGATTTCCATCAGCGTCGGCATCAGCCATTCGATCTGGTCGCTCACAACCGTGTCCACGATGTCCGATCGGTCGTCCACGTCGGGCGGCGACAAGTCTCCCTCCGGCTCGCCGTAGTAGTACTCCATCGCCTTGGCCTGCTGCTGCTGAATCTCGCTCCCCATCCATTCTTCCGCGCTGCGGATGTGCGAATCGAGGATCGACGAGATTTCCTCGTCGGGCATCTTGTTCCGGCGCCCTTCGTCCGAATCGATGCTATCGACGACCTGCACGGGTGCCGGCACCATCGGCATGTCCGACGGGTTGGTGTCCGGCATCATCGCCAACGCAATCTGATTCATCAGTTCGTCTTGCTTCATCGCCTGGATCCCAAGGTCAATTTCCGGTAGTTCATTTCGCCGCCCCATCCGGTGCGGTTGTTGTGCATTCGCGGAGCGTGCACGGCCACATATCGCACGCCATCGTTTGCATGAGAGTGGTCGTCGTGCTGCGGATGCCCCGCTTTCGTGCGCTGGTAACGCTTCATGTGCTCGATTAGGCCGTCCGTCTTCGATTCGTCGGAATACGTGCGCGGGCCGCATCGCGTCTTGTCGATGTACGTCTTCGGCAGCAACTCTCGAACGAGACGGATACCGTCCTCGACGGCTGTTTTCTCGGCGATCTCCACCTCCCAACCGAGCGCTTCCATCTTCGCTTTCATCGACACGCCGTCGCTATCGAGGCGCTCGGCTTCCGCGTCGTGCGGCATGACGACGATCGCGCCTTCGTAACCCGCCTCGATGAATTGCTGGCTGAACCAGCTAAGCGGCTTGCGTCGGTTCTCGAAGAAATCGACGATGCGATATTCGCCACTCACCTGCTGAACCACCAGGCACGACGTGAAGTCGTTGAACCCGAGATCCATGACGATGTATGTGTTCAGCCCGTCGTCGATCGCGATGTTCAGCAACCGGCCCTCGCTTTCCATCTGCGAGATTTCGCTGAAGTAGATCGCACCGGCCACGGCAGGCAGCGGCATACCAAGCCATACGTGCCTGTGCATGTCCGGGTCTTTCCCCTTCATGTCCTGTTCTTCGAGACGCAGTTCCTCCGGGAACCACGGGTTCTTGTCGAAGTTGATGAACAGGCTCGCGCAGTTTGGCAACCCATCGACCGCGACCGCCTGGTAGATGAAATCGGTTTCGAGTTCCGGGTTCCACGACAACCAGATCTGCGATCCGGGCGCGCGGATCGATGGCGTGAGCTTCCGAAAGCTTTTCTCCGTGATCGTCTGCGCTTCCTCGACCCAAGCAATGTCGATGTCGGCGAGCGATTTCACGTTGTCTGCCGTCATATCGCTGAGCCCGCGGAAGATGAACGCACCGCCAATACGCGGCCGAATCTCGTTCGCGAGCACCTCGAAATGCGATTCGAGGCCCATCTTCTTCATTTCCGAAACCAGCGTCGCGTAGACCGATTCCTTGATCGAGTCCTGCACTTCACGCGTACACAGCACGCGCAGCGGTTTCTGGGTCGCACGGATCAGCAGTGCCCGCGCGAAGTTGACCGTTTTGCCGGAACCGCGGCCGCCACGCACGCTGATGAAGCGCCATTGCGGCTCAAACAGCACCCGCGACCACGCGGGCATCTGCATCCGAATCTCGTTACGCGTCGGCGCCTGCATACGACTCCCACATGCCCGAATCGCGCAGCACCGCCGGCTCACCGTCAAGGACCGGAATGCCACGCCAGATCGTGTGAATCAGAGACTCCGGAGCGCCCGGAAATCGAGCACGGGCAATGTCTCTGCCGTGCTCTTTGACGAAGGTGCGGAAAGTCCCCCAACAGGCGGGGAAAATGGCGGGGATTTGTGCTGCCGAAGTGCTTTTACTCGCCTCGACAGCCAATGTGTCGGGCGGGGAATCAGCGTTCTTTCGGGGGCGTGCGGGCCGTCCCATTCTTTGCGATCTCCAATGACTGCGCGGCCAAGCGGCCGGTATCCATGATCGACTGCAACTTGCCCTTGATCGCCTCAAGCGCCTGCAATCGATGCCACGCATTCAACGCTACAGGCGACTGCGGATCGCCGCCACTTCGCCACTCGGAAATCGCCTCCTGCTCGATCTCGTCGAACGCGCCGATCAGCACGTCATCCTCAAGAATCTCGGCCGCTCGACGGCCGCGCTGCTGTTCCTCACGCCAACGCCCCTCACTCATTTGAGCCTCCCTGCGAAGCTGCCTTCTCTGCCTCAACGAACTCGACGCGAACGAGTGCGCCGCCAGGCGGTAGGCCAAGTTCGACCTTATCGCGCAGCATCCCAAGGTGTCGCATCGCGAGTGTCAGTGCCGTGTTCTTGTCGAAAACCTTCGCCTTCTTCGTTAGAGTCGGCGTGAACGTCAGATTCCCCTCTGCGTCAGCCTCTGCCGTCTGCTGCTCAATCACATCCAGACCGGAAAGAACGGCCGCGGCGTCATCGTCCAACTGGTCCGGCCGCTTCATAGTCCCGTCCTCGTTGTAGAGCCGACGGATATCAAAGAACGCGATGCGCGCAAGCTCCTGCAGCACGCGATCCTGCGTGATCTCGGTGCGTTTTTCGCGCGCCTTCATCGCTTCTGCAATCGCCTCGGCAATTTCAGGTTTTTTCAACAGTTCGAAACCCATTTGCCCGGCAGTTCGCTCGCTGTATCCGGCCCGGCGCGCAGCCGCTGATGCATTCAGGTCGATCAGGTACTCACCAACGAAGCGCTCATGCTTCGAGTTCAGTTTTTTCGAATTCTTGCTCATGCTTTCTCAACCTCTGCTTGCCGGCGGCGCAGCGCGCGATAGTCCTCCATGATTTCCGCCAGGATCGGGTTGCCCTGGTGGATCCCGCGACCAATCAACTCAAGGAATTTCAGCTTGCACGAAATCACGTTGTCGGGCTGATGCGCCATCTGCGCAGAGGCGCGCACCGGAACCGTCGAGAAATACTGATTGAACTGTTCGGCCGTGCACGTATATTTCGGATAGCCATCGCCTGTAACGCGCGTCAGGAAGCCTTTCGAGACGAGGCGCGGTACGGCACGTTGCACGGCATCCCGGTCGGCCTCGATGAATCGCGCCAGTACGCCGCTCCCAATCGGCATTTCGGCCGTTCGCATGAACGACATGATTCGGTAGTTCAGGCTCATGAACGCTCCCTAACGTCCCATACGTGATCGCCGCTTTCGAGGAATGCCCCGAGTACGCGCGATTTCTTGTTGTCGATCCAATACGCTTTCGTCCGCAGGACGCCCGGCTCGACCCATCGCGGATCACACGTTGCGATGTGCGTCCGATGCTGCTCCGGGATGAATGCGTCAACCTCGACGACCGCCAGCAGTTGGCGCTTGACGGTCGGAATACGCGCGATCCGGTAGACGGTCGTCACGAGCGGCCGGTGCAACTCGGAACTGATCGCCGGCCCCAGGCCGTGCTTTCGCTTGAAACTGTGCCGGCCCGCAGGCAACTGCACGGTAAGAATCACTGGCAATTTGCCTCTCCCATCTTTCGGGCACGCACCGGCACCCATTCGACGAACGCCAACAGAAACGCGTCCGCTTTCTGCCATCGCTCCGCCTTTCCCTGATCCAGCCATGTATGGCACCAGTAGCAGCCCGGCACGGTTCGTTCGTGGCTGGCCTTGATCCCCATGCCCTTCCCGGCCGCAAGGCTGTTGTCGTGACACGGAACGACTGTTTCGTCGTTCGGGTTGCACGGGCAGACGTGTGGCACGCGCAAATAGCACGGCTCGCCGCGGCAGGCCGCCAGATACTTCGAGCCCTCGGCAACGGTCGGTTTCTTGATCCGGCTCTTTATCGCCGTTCGTCTCTTGAGATCCGAGCGCGATGTGAGGCTGCTGAACGGTGAGCCTTTCCGGGAGAAGCCGCGCGAAATGAGCGGCGTTTTTCGCTTCAGCGGGGTCGAGCGCTTCATGCTGCAGCCCTACCGACGTCGACCATTGCTCGCATTGCGTGAATCACCACAGCCAATGCACCGCGCTCCGCTTCTCGTCGATGCGCGCGGCGCTCCTTCGTCCGCAGCCACCTTTGGCTTGGAGTAGCGTCGGCTGACGCCGGAAACTGCTTGCCGGTGAACTTGATCGCGAAACCGTCCTTCCCGCGCGCACCACGTTCGATGTGGCCGGTTTTCTCAAGCTTGAACGCCGTATCCCTCACCGCACGGCTGCTGACACCGAGCTCCCTTGCGAGCACGGGTGCGCTCGCGGTTTTCTTCGGCATCTTCTTCAGGCATTCCAGCAATCGCCGTGAAGTTAGGCCCATCTTCGGTTCGGCCATCAGAATTCCTCCGTTTGCCAGCCGCCGCCGGACTTCTTCGTGTTCGCCTTGACGGCGACGAAGCGAACCGGATACTGGTCCGCGGCAACCTTGATCTTCACTCGCGCGTCGTCTTGCCAGTGGCCCTTCACCTCATGCGCTTCGAGTTGTCCACTTGCGAGCATCACGGCAAAGTCCGGCGTGTAGAACGTGTTGTCCGCCAACCGAAACTTGATGCCCTCGAATCGATACCAGGCGATCTCGCCAGCCTGCTTGCGCGCTTCCAGGTGTTCCGCGTAGCGCTTTTCAGTCTGGTTCATATCGCCGGCCTTCAGGCGGCCCAACGCCTGCATGCGCGACTTGGCATCGGGCTGGCGATAGCCCGGCGTCAGCACGGGGGGAGCACCAATTCCGTCGCTGATGTCGTCGAATCCGGCATCGACCTGCGGACGATTGCCGGTCTTATCGAAAATCGCTCGCTGCGCGGCTGTCATCTTCGAACGCGAATCGTCGCGAACGCGCGCCGTACCAACGTTCTTCGTTCCGGCCTCGACTCGCATCGGCCAAGCTGTTCGTTTCGTCATGCCTTCCTGTCGCTATCCACGTAATTCCGCAATTCCCGGCGCGCCGTTTCCGCTGCCGCATCCCCGAATCGCTCTCGCACCGACGTAATCAGCGCGTGAGCCCGACCGTTCCGGCCAGCTCTCGCATCCCGCACCGCTGCCATGAAACGTCCGCAGCATTCGTCCCGGCTCACGGCTGTTTGCCCGTGACATTGAAGATCGCCTGGCGCGCGATGTTCAGCCTGTTCAACTCGACCTTTCCGGTTCGCAGTTCCTCGTTGATGATCCGTTGCGCCCATTCGATGTTTCCGCCCTTGGAGACGTTCTGGATCACTTCCGATGCGTTGAGCTCGTCGAGCCGTTGACGACCATGCTCTCGCGTCGATTCGGCCGCCTTCGGCGCCTGAAGCATCGGAACTCGCGCCGGCACGGGGAGAACCTCCCCCTCAAGAACCTTTTTCAATGCCGCCTCGAACCTCGGCTTCAGCTGCGAGAACGTCTGGCCGAGCATGTCGTGTTCGCCTACCTTCGCGGCCGCCCAGAAGATCGCCGCGTTCGTCCAAACGTCCTTTCCGTCCTGCCGCACCTGCATCTGCTCGATCGCCTCGTAAAGCGCCGCGTCGATGTTGATCGGCGGCTTGCATACCTTCAGGAACTCACTGATCGACGGCGGCCAGTCGTACGCCCTGCGACAGCCCCGGATACCGTCCGAAATCATCTGCGTCGTGATCCGTTCCTCAGCGAACGCTTCCGCCCACGATTCACGCCAATTCGAAATCGACTGCTCGCTCGGGAACGACGCACGCCAGCGGTTCGGATACAAGCCATCGAGCCGGTTGAACAGGTGATCCATCAGCGAGATACCAAGCTTCGGATGCGGCTCAAGCCAGACGCTTTCGTTAAACGTCGATGTAATCGTCGGGGCGTTCATCGCGCGTACTCGATCGGCTGCGATTGACAAAGGAAACCGGGTCGAACTTCACCGGGCGGTCATTCCGTGGCGATTGCTCCACCGGAAGCGCCCACTCGTCCGCGAAGTGGCGGCTCGGCCCGAAGAACGTCGCAGCCAGCTTCACGAACTCGGTTCCGACCTTCGCGGTCGCCGCGCAAAATGCCGCGTAGCGCTTCGTCCCCGCGATCATGTCGTCGGGTAGATCACCAGCAGCAAGGCGAGCGTTCCAGGCCTTCAGCGCATCGCGCTTGCTGTTGCCGCCCGCCCGTTTCGGGTAGGCTGACCAAGCCTCTTCGAACTGCTCATCCGCGCCTTCTTGCGCGCCCGCGCTATGTATCCTTTTCAATGGATCGTTCATTGGTACCTTCTTGGGGTAAATGCCATGGGATTTACGGGGGGGTAAGCCCATAGGATTTACGGGGGCGTTAGTACCGCTTACGGGGGGGTAAGCGCCGCTTACCGGGGGTTCGTCGTTCTCGGACAGCGGTTCCGGCGCCCCAATATCGAACATCACGCGGTAACGATTCGACGTCTGGCCGCCATCGGAATCGCGGGTCTGCGCGTAGACTTCGATGTACCCCCACTCCCGCAAATCGCCGATGCACTGGCTCACTCGCGCAGTCGACACGCCGACTTTCTCCGCGAGCGTTTTGCGGCTCGGCCAGGCCCATCCATGCTTGTCCGTGTGCGAGCCCAGCGCCATGAGCACCCGAAGGTGCGTCATAGACGACAAGCGCGCGTCCTCAAGGATTCGCGATGGCAGTACGATGAATCGGCTCATGCAGCCTCGTCGATCGACATCTGGCGAGGATCGGAAGCCTCGGAGGCTAGCGCTTCCCCATCGAGATTGAGAACCCACCGCAGGGCTTCAGCACGCTCGCCCTCGGCCTTCTCCAGCTCGGCGGCGATCTGCTTGCGGGTACGCATGCGCGGGGCAGCGTCACCCGTCAGCGCGGCCTTCTGCGCGCGCGATCGCTCATGTCCTTGCTTGCCATCGGCCGCGGCGATGACCGCCTTCACCTTCTCGCGCTGCTGATCCGGAGACAGCTTCGCGAGCTTTAGAGCGTGCGAGACAGTGATCTGGTCGGCTTCGACCGCATCGCGCACTGCTGCCGTGCAGTCGAGCAGCTTCAATTGCTGTTGGACCGTCGGCACCTCGACGCCGAACGCGACAGCGACGGTTTCTTCCGTATGGCCGGCGTCAAGCATGCGGGCCATCTTCTCGGCACGGTTGATCGGCGAATCCTCTTTTCGGATCTCGTTGGTGCTCACCATCACGGCCGCATACGTCCTGCCGCCGTCGTTTATCACGCGCTGCGGAATTGCCGGAATCGTAATCGGCTCTTCCCCTGCGGCGATCAGTTGCCGGTTGAGCTCGCGCGCGTTGATCACGCGCGTTCGGCCGTCGATGATCAGGTTCTTTCCCGTCTCCGGATCCTTGTAGAACAGCACCGGCTTCCGCACGCCGACCGCGCGATAGTTCAGCACCGTTTTCGGGTTCGGCTCTTGATGCACGCGACGGTCATACAACGGGTGCGCCGGGTCCATGACCAGTTCGAGGTCGTTCGGGTCCATCGCAAGCGCAGTAACCTTGCTCTGCGCGCCATACGCTTCAACGGAGCTTTTTGCCACGTTTCCTCCAGATGAGAAATTCAGGCCGCCAACGCATCGGGCGGCGGATTGCGATCCGCGAAATCGGGATCGCCAGGTGATCGGATCGAGCCGTCTGCGCGATGCCAGCAGTACAGCGAGCCACGCCTATGCCAGAACCAGTAGCCGGCGCAGGTGCACGCCATCAGGCGGGTATTACGCTTCTGCATCCACGCATCGATTCGGAAATCGCGCCTGCCGCAGACGTTGCATTGCGGCTGCCGTACGTATTCGTCGGGGCGCTTCTTCAGCACTCGACGCGTCTCGCAATGGCGGCAGCGGCAATGAAAGCGGGCCATTTCAGTGACCGCACGGCACCGAGCCGTCGAGGGATTCAGGCGCCCCGCACGAAAGGCATTTGCGCGGATACGTCGGGTGGTGGCTGGCATCGCGCACGATGCGCTTTACATCTTCCAAAGAGGCCTGATTCGGCCGATACGCGTCGGCCTGTTTGTTGGTCTGATTGGTTTCCATAAATTCAAATTTTTAGGACTACTGAACCTAGACAGAAGCACTCTCCGATGAAAACGCTTTTGGCGAGGCCCGTCGCTTACATCACCACCGTCCGCCGCACTCCCCGAACCCTTCCCGTGCGCAGTGACAGTTCACGCCGACTTTGCTCATCGTCGACAGACCGTCCAAGTATTCACGCGAGACGACACGCAGCTCAAGCGCATTCAGCCCAGCGTCGATTTTGTTTATCGGAACACCGAGATTCCCCGACAGAAATCGACTCACCTGCGAGTCGTCCCAGCCAAGCGCCTCCGCGATTGGTCCGCGGCTGCGCGGATCGCTCAACGCCTCCCGGAATGCCCGTTCAATGCTGGGCTTCCGAATAACTTCAATCGTGCTCATAGCAACTCAACTCCGTTCAATTTTTATTGAATGACCATGCAGATCACCTCGCGTAACCTGCTGGCACTGATATAACCGGATGCGAACTACCGTATGCGAATATCTGATTCCCCAATCAGCCAGACGACCAGGCACACATACCGGCACCTCACGCAGCTTCCTTCTGCGGCACAGGCTCAGGCCAGAACAGTTGCCAGTCGTTCGGCCGAAAATTTCGATACGGAATTCCGACGGCGCCGCCGACAAGGACACAGTTCTCGGGCCTCATCGCGTTGCGAGAGTGCAGCCACTTGTGAATGTGGGGCTGTTTCTTTCCGATCAGGCGCGCCAAAGCCGACTGTGACCCAGCCTTCTCGATCGCAGCCTGCAACGCCGGCACGGAGCAATTTGTCGGTTCCATGCGGCCATACTATAACCAAAGTTATCTCGTCGCAAGAACTTTGGTTATTTGCCGCCCTACAACCAAGGTTATAGGATGGCCCGCATGGAAAATCCGGAATTTGGACGCCGCGCCAAAGAGCGGCGGGACGCGCTGGGACTGTCTCAGAAACAGGTCGCGGATCAGGTTGGTGTATCTCAGCCTGCGATAGCCAAGATTGAGGCAGGTGGAAGCACGACCACCACCCGGGGATTCGCCCTGGCTCGAGCGCTGCAGACCACGCTGGAATGGCTCGAATTTGGCAACGGCTCGGCCCCGTCGCTCCCGCTAGATTGGAATCGGCTCGACGAGGTTGGGCGTGCAAAGGCGGAGGCGTATATCAGTGGGCTGCTCGCTCAATCGACGCCACTTCACCACCCAACGACGCGCGTAGACGAAGATCGGCCAGCAGGCGATTAATACCCGACTCCTTTTGCGGAAGCGGCTCTAGCGACGCGTCTCTGAACGAAAACGCACGAGTAATCACGGGCCGCTTTCCCTCGCAGGTAACCCCGAACGCCGGCCGATCGAGTTGAACGTCCCATCGGCCGTCAGAGCGAAGCCGCTCAATCAAGACAATCGCCCCCACCAATACGGGATTGGTTGAAGCAACCACTCTCGCCAAGTCCCCCGGCCTACACCGCAGCCTGCTCGCGCTAGTCTCTCGTTCCAATCTTTCCCTCGGTCTCTCTCGCTACAACCACTGTATGCATGTACAGTAGTTTAGCCTCAGAAACGAGGGGCTTACAACTGGATTCAACGGACGCTTAACGCGGGCTTCAGATTTCTACGCGGCTCCTTGGTGTTGCGCTTGCGCATCTGCTGTTACAAATTTTCGCCCGACAAATAACTTTAGTTATTGACATGTCGATAACCAAGGTTATACTTCAGCCATCTCAACATGCGACGCAACACGAAGGGGAACGACGATGCAACCGTATATCCAGCCGCAATGGGACGTGACGTACTTCCGAAACGACACTGGGGAGCGCCGCACCGTGTGCGTCGGTAGCGAAAGCCGTCAGGAGGCCATCAACGCAGCATCGGCAAAGATGGACGCTTCTGGCTGGTACTTCGAGTCGGCCGTGCGGGCCGCCTGATCAACCGCGCCCGCTACGGTGCGCAACAGGTCGAAATCCCCGGAGGAAGCGCCGTTCATGTCCGGGTGATCTGCGCGTGAGGCGCGCATTGATGAGCCCACGCCTGCTACGGCGAGCAATCACACCACCGCATCAGCGAGGAGAGACAGAAATGAATCGCAGACCGAATCCGCAGAAGGCAGTCGACGATTGGAACGCCCGTGTGCAGGTGGGCGCCACAGTCGAGTATTCCGAGGTGCGCGGCGACCCGCCGAAGACCTTCACGACCCGTACCGAAGCCGAAGTACTGAGCGGTCATACCGCAGTCGTTTGGCTCAACGGCAAGAGCGGATGCGTGGCGATCAGCCATTGCACTCCCGTCTGATTTACGGCGGCCATCCACACCACACTGAGGGACCATGCTGAAAATCGAATTACCTCATCTTCGCAGCGCTCGTACCGGCCAGGCACCACGCGCACAAGGCAACGCCCACGCGATCCTGCGCGCCCAGGCGAAGCGCGAACGCAAGGCCCGCAAGCTTCGTTGGGACAACTCCGTTCACCGGGGCACCTACTACTTCACCCGCGACGCCGCCGTCGCCGAAGAAGCACGCCGCGTGCACGATCTGTTTGACGCGGGGTGTGCTGCATGACGCTGATTCCTGACTGGATGCCGCTCGCCGTATTGGCAGCGCTCTACTTGCTGGCCAGCGCGGTAGCGCCCCCGATTGAACGTCTGATGGGGATGTGGTCGTGAAAGCTCTCCTGATTCTGTGGCTTAAGAGCCTTGGCGTGCTTATCGCCGTCGTTCTCGTCCTCGCACTCACGCAGCAATGGGACGAGGCCGCGAACTGCGCGGCGAGCTTCTGCACGTAGTCGAGCAACCATTCATCGCTCGCGTCTCTCACGATCGATTTAGGAATCCTACTTAAATTTCTTGTAGGACCGTCGCGCGGCACTTCTTTCTGTGCTCGGATCGCGCGGCGCTTTCGGTGGGCGGCCTGTTCGGCGCCCACGCTTTTTACCCACCGGCATCACCGGCGGGTGCTCGGAGTGATGGGTGGGCGCCGTCACACCACAGTGCGAACTGGCCTGCAGCCACCCGGCGCTTTCATGCCAACGCTGCCTTATGCGAGCCGAGCACCCGCCATTGATGCAGGACTTTGATTTGAGGATGCGGCTATGACCACCAAACCGATGCTCCAGAGTATCCCCGTCGTACGCGACGAGGACGGCTATTTCATCCATCCCGATCTGCGCCACTTCTGGCATGTCACGATGAACGGCGCCGAGCACTGCACAAAGGAACAATGGTCCGCGCTCGAAGCGTCTGCGGGCGTTAAGACGTCTCTCGACTATCTCGAAGGCGAACGCGAGGATCACCCGGCATACATCGCGTACTTCAACCGGGGCGAAGGCGTCGCTGCATGGAATCCCGAACCGCCGCCCGGATGGTGGTTGATCGAGATCGGTGATGGCGACGACGGCCCGTTCGCAGTGTTCGCCACGCACACGGACGAAAAGAGCCCCGCTCCCAAACTGGCGAGCGAGGCGGTAGCTCAGCGGCCGAGTACGGAGAACCCAACCGCCGAAGCCATTGTCGACGTGCACGCCACAGGCGGCAATGGGACGAGTTCGAAAGTGCAGATCGTCTGGAGCCATGACGGCGAATGGTATTCCGCCGACAGCCTCGACGATTTGCTCGACACCTACAGCGATCTGGCGGCCGGCAACGTCGTGCATGTCGGAGAAAAGAAATTGATCGAGCCGCACGAACTGATCGACGCCGACGACGTGATCGATCGCATGGGCGATCGCGCATACGAGGCCGCCGGGGAATATGCCGACGGCTACCCGCTAGATACCGTCAACGACGAGGCGAAGGCCGAATTGAACGCGCTGCTCGCCGCCTGGATCGAAAAGCATGCAAAGCCGATGTTCTATCTCGTCGAGAAGTCGCGCGAGCACGTCATCACCGAATCCGACATGGAGGGCCGGGAACAATGACCACCGAAAATAGACGCGCTGATGTGCTGACAGATCGAATCAAAGCGATGTTCGTGCCGAATCCGCCCGATGAACTCGGGCCGACCGACGAGCCAGCATCGCAGTACAGGTTCGGATACAACACGGCGCTGGAAGATGTGCTGGATGCGCTCGCCAACGAGACGGGGGCGGAAGTGGCACTCGGTTACGCACAACGGCTTGCCACGGGACTGTGGGAAAAGCACTGGCGAGACTCGGCGCCGCAGTGGAAAGTGCTCGACGATACGCTCGGCGTGCTGACACAGATCGACAACATGGTGTGCGGGCTCTCCCGCTCTCCCGCTATGGCGGCGGAAGCGGTGGCGATCCCGGCCGGATGGCGGGTCGTGCCGGAGAAGATCACACGCGCGATGATCGAGGCCGCAATGGAATCCCACTACGGCAAGCAGCGCGCGCGGCAGAACGGTGGCGCAGGTGGAATCGTGATGACCGTCAACGATACCGACTGGACCGGTGTCGACGCGATGCGGAGGTTCTGGAAAGGCGCTCTTGCCGCCGCCCCGCAGCCGCCCGCGCAGGCCGATGCTTGGGAGGGGCTGACGGACGAGCAGCGCTCGTCATGTGCAGTTGCAGCGGATCTTGCGCATGCAAATGGCCTGAAGAGCATCGCTAACGATCTGCGCGTTCTTGCCGCCTATCCCGGCGAGCCGGAGCCGCGCGCAGAGGTGACGCAAGCCGTGCGCACGTATCCCGACGAACTCACGGACACGTTGCGTCACGTACTGAGCTTCCCGAACTTCCGTTGCGCCCCGTATGCGCATCTCATGCGCGCCGCTGGCGCCGACATCAAGACGAAGGCCGAGGACGAACAGGCTCACGTTCTGCACTGGCTGGTGAAGCTGGTCATCGATCACGGCGAGCGCTGGGCCGATATTGCCGACCAAGAGCTGACCGCGATGCGCGGCAAGGTCGACGCCGCCCGCGCAGGAGAAGGCCAGTGAACGCCCGTGGATCAATCAGCCATGTGCTCAACGTGCCACCGAGCGGCTTCGAAGCCATGGCTGAGCGCATCGTCCTGGTTCTCGCGGATCGGCTCGTGAATGGCAATCTTTTCGCGCACACCACCAGGCGCCGTCACATAAGCATGCACCGGCCAACGATCAGCAACCACGTCGTATCCGGTGACTACTTCGATAGTCCAGCCCTTGTGTTCATCGAGAAAGGCAATGCGGCCTCCTTCGCTGATGTCTTTCCGAGCCATGGCGGTCTCCATTCATGGAACGAGGAAATCCTAGCATGAGCCACTCACCGACTCTAATTTCACCCGCACCGTACGTCACGGTGGGTCTTGCCGCGACGATTACGGGGCTGACCGAGAAAGCCATCCGTCGAAAAATCGAGGACGGAAAATGGCTTGAGGGTCGCGAATATCGCCGCTCGCCGGATGGCGGGGTTTTCATTTCAATCAAGGGATACCAACAATGGGTCGAAAAGGCGACGGCGTAGAGATCCGCGAGAAGTCGATTCGTATGGCGTTCGTGTTCGACGGCCAAGATATACGCAAGACGTTGAAGGTGGATGGCAAGCCGATGTTGCCGACTCCAGCGAACGTAAAGTATGCGCGACGACTGGCGGCGGAAATTCGCGACCGAATTCGGCACGGCACATTCATCATGTCCGAATACTTTCCGTCCGAAGGGGACGCAACGTCCCTACTTCTCGGGGACTGGCTGGACAGGTGGCTTGCCGCGCAGCGAATTGAGCGATCAACACGCGACGGCTATGCCACGGCAATCAAGTTCTGGAAAGAAACCGCATGTGACGAGGCCCAGTCGAAACCGACAGGAAATGTCTCGATACGATCGTTGAAGGCGATTCAAATTCAGACAGCAATTGCGAATCGCCCGGACCTGAGCGGAAAGACCGTCAACAACTACCTTTCCGTCTTGCGGGCCGCGCTATCGCTCGCGGTCAAGGACGGATTCATCAAGGAAAGTCCAGCCGATGCCGTGCCACGTGCGAAGCACCAGAAGCCCCCTCCTGCCCCGTTCTCAAGAGAAGAATCAGACAGGATCATCGCCGAGACCGCCCGCGCCTATTCTGGCCAGGTGCACAACCTGACCGAGTTTTGGTTTTGGACCGGACTACGCACGTCGGAGATCTACGGGCTCGAATGGGGCCAGATTGACTTGGCGAGCGCGACAATGCTTGTCGCAAAGGCCTATGTCCGCGGCGAACAGTTAGATCGAACGAAAACGAAGGTAGCCCGACTGGTTCATCTGAATAGCCGGGCGATGATGGCGTTGCAACGTCAACGGGCATTCACGCAAATGTCGAATGACCGCGTGTTTCTCGATCCGCGCTACAACGAGGTGTGGCACGACGAGGACGCATTCCGGCGCACGTATTGGGAACCGATGCTGAGAAGGCTAGGAATCCGCTACAGACGGCCTTACAACATGCGGCATAGCTACGCTACAGCGATGCTGATGGTCGGGATGACGCCAGCTTTCTGCGCGAAACAGCTGGGCCACAGCGTCGAAATGTTCCTGACTACCTACTCAAAGTGGGTCGACGGAAGTCAGAACGTCATTGAAATGGCGAGGCTGGAAAGCACCCTTTCCTCCCCGCAACCTCCCCAGAAAAACGCCGCAATCGAATAAGCCGTTGATCTGAAAGAGAAAATATTGGTGGGCCCGGCGGGGTTCGAACCCGCGACCAATCGATTATGAGTCGACTGCTCTAACCGCTGAGCTACAGGCCCTGAAGAAGTGAGACGTGCTGCACGCCACCCGGGCGGAGACGCCGGGCCGGCATTGTATCAATAAAAGGGACAAACGCCACCGGTACCGTATCGATACCGGCGGCGTTCAGAGAGAACGCTGGAGA